GTCGCGGCGGCGTCGGCCTTCTCCGTGTCGAGCTCCGCGAGCGCCGACTGGACGTCCGTCGAGGCGATGTTGCCGGTCGGCGCGACCGCCACCCCAGACGCCTGAGAAGAACCGCTACCTCCACCCCCGGGGCCGCCGCCGACGCGGATGCTCATCAGACACCCGTCCGCAGCACATGGGCCGTACCGGAGCCGGAGGCTGTGACAGCCCACAGGTGCGATCCGGGGTCGAGGTCCAGCCCGAGAGGAGTGTGCGCCGGCAGCTTCGCTGTCGTGCTCGAGGAGGTGATCGAGCTGGAGAAGCCGAGGTACAGGTCCACGTCGCAGTCCAGGATCCCGACCGACTGGCCGCCCGCCATGTCCGTCTCGGACGCGGCGGAAAGCTCGATCGGGGTCGTGCTGACCCCGATCTGCGACGCGGACCCGCTCACTTGCCTTCAGCCCCGCCCGTGCGCCGCGTCCCGCGCTTGCGGGGCGGCTCCACCACCTTCGTCTCAGCCGGCTCCGGCTCAGCGCCGAGCTGGCTCGACGGGCGCGCCTCATACCCGGCGTCGGAGTCACCCGACGGGTCGCTCGACAGGCCCAGGGCCTGCCTCTGCTGCGCGTACACGTCCGGGTCGCCCTGGCTCGACGGTCCGGGCGTCGTGAACTGCACGTCAGCCGGCGCGTCGATGTGCTCGACGACCCGCTCCGGGGCTGTCCCGATCGAACCCTCGTCGTACATCGGGTACGCCCCGGTGCTCTTGCTGAAGTCGATGTCGCTGTTGTCGACGAAGATCGGCTGCGGGTCCTTCGGCATCGGGTAGGCGCCGGTCGACTTCGAGTAGTCGGTGTCGTCGGTGGTCACCGCCATCAGAGGACCTCACCGGTGACGCCGAACGTGACGCTGGGGGTCGTACCGGAGACCGTCCAGGACGCCCGGACCCACCGGTCCAGCCCGGGGAAGGACTTGTGGGCGCTGGTGTTCGCGGCGGTCTGCGCCGTGAACGTCCCGACGGACCGCCACGAGTCCGTGACGCCGTTGTCGTAGCTGGTGTCGATGCTGACCGTGATCGAAGGGGTCGTGCCCGATGCGGCGGTCACGATCGACTGGCCGCGGAACTCGTTCTTGTCATCGACCTCGACTCCCGTGCCGGCACCGGATGCGGTGACGACGGTTCCTGCCGGGACGAGGGTGGTGTCCATGCCGAAGTTCGCCATGAGGATCAGTGCCTTTCGTGGAGAGGAGACGCGCAGAAGGTGAGCAGCCCCGGGGCGCCGTGTGTGGGCGCCCCGGAGCTGTCGTTCAGAGGTTCGTGACCGTCCCGAATGCACCGGGGCGGTACACGGCGAGCAGGAGACGCTCCTCAGCACGGATCGCGGTCTCGTTGCGCTGGAAGAAGTCCGCATGGCTGTTGGACGCCTCGACGGTGATGCCGCCCTTGCGGAACACCTGCGACGCCTTCTGGAACGCCCCGACCAGTGCGGTGCTCGCCGGCATCGCCGTGGTCGGCACCACAGGCTTGCCCCAGATCATCGGGGTCTGGACGCTCATGAACGGCCCCTGACCCAAGTAGCGGCCCTGGCTGTCCTTCGCCAGGACGATGTTCTGCCAGCCGAGCGGGTCGATGACGATCGTCTCCGGCTCGAGGAAGCTCGTCGTGCGGATCGCCGTGATCTGCCGGTAGATCGCGTCCATGTCGTTGTCGCCGGACAGCGACGGGCTGGTGCCCTTCGCGATGGACGTGGCGAGCCCGGCGCGGTTGAGGATCCCGACGAGGTTCGTGCCGGTCCCGTCACCGCGGAGGAGCTGGACCTCCTCCTGGAGCTTCACGAACAGCTCGAGGCGCGAGTCGAGGTAGGACTGGATCTGCGCGAAGTCCTCCAGCATCTCGTCCGACACCGGCAGGAACGTCGCGATCTTCTTCAGCGTCTCGTCGACCTTGCTGAAGGTGATCGCGGACTCCGGCTTCAGGCCGAGCTCGGCGACGGTCGCGGCGGCGTTCGTGACGGCCGTCTCCACGAGGTACCGCAGCAGCGGCGAGTTGGTGGAGCCGGACGGGAACAGGTCCGCGACGGTCAGCGGCTGGAACCGGATGTCCGTGATGCCAGGCAGGACCGTCGGTGTCGCGACGAGCGAGTTGCCGGGGCCGGGGGAGCCGCTGGTGCCCTCAGTGAGGGCGGTCTTCAGCTCGATGCCGCCGGACGTCCACTTCCCGGTCTTGCTCGACACGCCACCGTCGATGAGGGCCTTGTAGTTCGCGTGCTCGACGAACTGCTGACCGAGGCTCTTCTTGCGCCACGGCTCGCTCTTCGCCTGCGGGTCGGTGTCGGCCGGGTCGGCAGCGCCGCCCTCCGCACCGAGGGTCGCGATCATGCTCTTGCGGGTGTCCTCGAATCGTTCGAGGCTCTGGACCTCCTCGGTCCAGGTCTTGATCTCGGGCTCGACCTGGTCGAGCACCGCCTTCTTCTCCGCAGTGGTCAGCTTGTCGTCCTGGACGGTGTCCAGGGCCTTCTTGCTGAGCTCGCGGACCTTGTCCTTCGCCTCAAGCAGCGTGGGCATGGTCATTCCTCTCAGGTCTGTGTGGTGTCAGGGGGTGAGTGCGGTCAGGGCGAGGCCCCGGATGTTGACGAGCCGCTCCTGCAGCTCGTCCTCTTCGGTGGTGCTGACACCAGCGGCGCCGGAGCCGGCCACGTCTTGCGACTTCGTGGCGGGGTCGGGGGCGGCGAGTGACTTGCCCTCGCGGTCGGCGTCCGCGTCGGGCGCGACGACCTCGTGGATATCGACCTCGGTCGCGGTGCCGAGGAGTGTGGTGACCGACCCGTCGTCGGTGTAGTCCTGCGTGTACGTCGCGCTGTCGTAGTTGTCCTGCGTGACGCGGCTCGACTGGAAGATGACGGTCCCGCCGTCACCGGCGGCGTTCGGCAGGACCCCGCGCAGGTAGCCCCAGTAGCCGTAGTCGCTGCCGTAGGCGTCCTCGAGCGCGTCGGAGACGCGTTCCTGGAGCGCCTCGACGCTCCCGACGATCGCCTTCGTCCCGATGTGCTTGCCGAGGTGCTTCATGGTGCTGTCGCACGTCGCGCCGGCGCTGACGAGGCTGTCGTGGGCCGCCTGGAGGTACTCGAGGTCCTTCGCGCTGTTCCGCGCCCCGGTCTTCGACGCGAGGATCTTCGCGTCCTTGTTCGCCGGGACCGGCGTGAACGCGCCGTTGAGCAGCTCAGCCTTCGTGATCTGCCGCTTCCCGTCCTTGTTCTTGGTGGTCTGCTTGGTCAGGTACGCGACCGAGGCGGTGCGGATGTGGCCCTCATTGACGAGGGTCCGTACCTCCTGGCCGAGGACAGTGCTGGCGAAGGTGCCGCGGACCAGCAGGTTCCCTTCGGCGTCGTAGGACGGGACACCCGATCCGACGGTCGTCGCGACGCTCATGCCGTGGTCGATGTCCATGCTGATGTGGTCGGGCAGCGGCTCGAACGCCCTGGTGACGACCGTCTCGTCATCGCGGTCCTCGGTGGGGGCGGACAGGATCAGCTCGAACTCGCCGTTCGGGTCGGTGCTGTCGACGGCCTTCACCGTCGCGACGGCCTTCATCACCGGGTTCACGAGTCCTCCTGGAGGGGGTTGAGTGCGATCTGACCCGCGAGGCGGCGGCGCAGCGCCTTCACGTCCTCACCGAGCGCGAGGGATGTCTGGATGACGGCAGCGACATGCGACGGGTCACCGTCGAGGCCGCGCGTCAGAGCAGCCAGGTCGATGCTGCGGAGGTCCGTCACGCGAGACAGGCGACCCGCGAGGGTCCGCCCGTCGCGTTCCGTCAGCGCCTTGCCCGTCGTGTCCGCGTCGTCGCCGGCGGGCTGTTCCCCTTCGGCAGGGACAGGCGCCGGAGGCCCCTCCGGACCGGGCCAACGTTCCCCGGCGCGGAGCAGCGTCGTCAGCGGAAGCAGCGCACTGTTCAGGAACAGCTCGTCGCCGCCCTCGATGTCAGGCTTGTTCTCCTGACGGCGGATCTCGTTGATCGTCGACTGGCCCGTCTGGATGGCCTGGGCGTTCGCCGGCACCCGCACCTCGTAGGCGCCGCGGAGAACCTCGTCGATGAGGAACTCCGCATAGGAGTCCCCTGACGGGTCGAAGTCCGGTGCGAGCTGCGTCGCGAGGGTGTCCTCGTAGTCGTTGAACCGGGGCGCCATCGTGTCCCGGTAGAGGGACCGCATCTGCTCCGTGATGTTCGAGAACGTCGCCCGGTCCAGGATGTGCACAGCAGGCGGCGGGACGTCCCACACGGCGCAGCACTCGTCACGATTCAGCTGCCGACCGGCGATGTACTGCATGTCGTCCGGCGTGATCTGCATCGCGACGGGCTTCAAGCCCTGCTCAAGGATCGCCGTCTTCCCCCACGAGTCGATCCCGGCATGCGCCCCGTCCCACTGCGCCGACAGCCGGTCGATCGCGCCCTGCGTCATCGTCTGATCCGTCGACAACGCCACCGAGGGTCGGGCGCCGTTGCGCCACAGCGCCGCCTGACCACGCCGGGCGGCATCCTCACTGAGCAGCGTCTGCCGCAGCGGCTCGCAAGGGCTCAAGCCCCGCATCAGCGTCTCAGGGTTGTAGTTGCTGAAGTGGACGACGTCCTCGGACGTGAACTCCACCACCACGTTCGCGACGCGAGACCCGGGCGCGTAGATGTAGACCGTGTCGCCTGCCGAGACCTGCCGGCGCTTCCCGTCGAAGCCGATGATCTCCCGATCCACGTCGGCCCTGCGGACGATGATGTTCGTCGGGTGGATCGGGTGGACCTCCCGCACCCGGCCCTTGTCGTCGCGGAGCTTGATCCAGATCGCCTCGCCGTACAGCTCGCGGGTCGCCGCAGTCCACAGCCACAGGCGCTTCGCGCCCATCCGCGGCGACGGACGTCGCAGCAGGTCCGCATACGGCGACTCGCGATCGTCCACGCGACTGCCGTCCGCCAGGCGGCGGTAGTTCTTCACCGGGATCCGGGACGTCGACCGGCCGAGCTTCGTGACGAGGGTGTAGACCCACGGCTGCACCTTGTACAGCTCGGCGTAGGCGGCGAACATCCCCGTCAGGGACAGGCCGCTCGAGGCGTAGTACGTCTGGTTCGCGCGGACCGGATGGAAGTCGGCGAGGCCGTCCGCGTTCCAAGCGACGGGAGTACCTGCGCTGAGCAGCATCGGGCCTCCGCTCAGGGCTTCTGCATGTACGCGATCGAGTCGCGGCGGAGGACAACCTCACCGTCCACCGGGAACGGGCGGTCGTCCTTGGAGATGGCTGAGCAGTCGACGAGCACGATTGTCCGGTCATCAACTGCCTTCAGCAGCCCGTCGAAGGTCCGGCCGCCCTCGACAGTCACGATGAACCGCTCCAGGAGCCGCTCCGCCAACAGCGACTCCTGCGGGGAGCGGCGGTCCGTGGTGACGAAGACGTACACCGCGAGGGCCGTCACGACCGTCGTCGCGACGGCGGAGATGATGACGAAGACGGTCAGCACAGCGTCTGGTGGATCAGCTGGATGCGGCGCTGCCGGTCGTGATCGTCCTGCTCGGCAAGGAGACGCTGTACCCGGGTCCGCAGTTCAGCCTCAGCGTGGCGCTTGCGGGGTGACCAGAACAGCCGGCGAAGCCTCATCCGAGCACCACCATTCCTCGCTCCTCGTAGACGTTGGGGTTGCTGTCGAGCACGGCGAGTGCGCGGGTGACAGCGGCGAGAGGACCGACACCTTCGATGTCGCGGAGCTGCCACTGCTTCGCACCTGAGGTGCCGTAGTTGATCTGCTTCGCCACGCCGATCGCGGCGTTCAGCGCATCGTGGTTACCGTGCCGCAGTGCACGTCCGCCCAGCAGGTCGGTGAAGGTTCCGCAAGCCGCGGCGAACTCGGCCGTCTTCACGACCGTCCCACCCGCCAGGTCAGCCGTGGTCCCGCCACACCCGACAGGGGCAGCGAACGACTCCCGCAGCCGCGCGACCCGATCCTCGAGCGTCAGCGGCGTCACACCCTCGGTCGGGACGAGCTCGACCTGCACCAGCCCGTCGTCGCGTCGCCAGGCCGTGCCGATCCAGACCTGACGGTCCGCGTCGACATCCACCCCGAACACCGGCCAGCCACGCTCCGCTCGCGGGTCCGCGAGCTCGAGCCACGCATCATGATCGAGACGGTTCTTGCCTGTGGCGGTCGCGTTCCACTGGCCCATGCCCTCACGCAGGAACGAGTCGTCCCCGAGTTTCTTCCGCATCCGCAGGATCGCCGTCTTCGACGTGTCCTCGGGGAACGACGGGTTCGCCGTCGCAACCTGGCCCCAATCCGCATCGGTGAGCGGTGCGGGCAGCGGCGTCGGGCGGTACTCCGGGTCCGCCCCGAACTCGACCCATCCGGTGTCGTCATCCCCAGCGAGCGCATCCGCCCGCATGCGGGAGAACACCTCACCCGGGTCCTGCGGTCTCGGGGGTGTCCCGACGAACAGCATCAGCGCACCCTCAGGCTGCCGAGACTGGTTCGTCGCAGGGACCATGTCATCGAGCGCGGAGTCGGTGAGGATCTGTGCCTCGTCGAACACGAGCGCATCGACCTCGTCGAACCCGCGGCCGAAGCCACGCTCACGCGCGCCGAACAGGATCCGTGACCCGTTCCGGAACACGATCTGCTGCTCACCCGAGCCGGTGAAGATCTGCTTCACGAACGGCGCGATCCGGCGCCGCCGCGCGAAGACCTGAAGCTTCCCGAACGTCTCCTCAGCCGTCTTCAGCCGGTGAGCCGTCCACAGCACGGTGAACCCAGGACGAAGCAAGCAGAGGGCGAACATGATCGCCGCGACGAGGAACGTCTTACCGACCTGACGCGGGATGCTCGCGCCAGTCCCGCCCACGGTCGCCGCGTACTGCCCGTCGTCACGCTTCGCCAAGATCAACCGGCCGAGCGCGACCTGCCACCAGCGGAACGAGATACCAAGATCGGCGCACTTCGCCTCGACCGCCGGCCAGCCCGTGCTCGTGATCCGAGCCGGAGCGTGGACGATCCGCGCGACCTCAGAGAGCTTCGGCGTCCCAGGCGTCGTCGGGGCGGTTGCCGTGGGCATCCTCGGCCGCCTCCTGCTTCTCCCGCGCCTCGATCGCCTCGATGTCGCGGTTGATCTCCTGCAGCCGACGACTCAGCGCAGCCAAGTCACGCGGCGGGCAGTTCGGGTCCTCCACCGTCCGAGCAACCCGCGCCCGCAGCGCGACCAGCAGCTCCTTCTGATTCCCATCCGCCGCCGCCTGCGTGATCGTCTTTAACCGACGCTGCGGAGCCTTCTCACCGGGCGCGACAGCACGGAGCGGCTTCTGCGCCATGCGACCCCTCCGGTGGAAAACGTTCACGGACAGATGAGCGGACGACCGCGCGGTCGTCCGGGGTGGGTTGTAGAGATTCGATGCTTCCCTACCCCTTGCGGGGTGGCTGCTTCTGCCGTGCGCCGATGGCTTCGGCGAGGAGGCGGCGGATCATCTCGGAGCGGTTGACGCCTTCGGCTTGGGCGAGGGCGTCGATGTAGGTGATGGCGTCTGGCTTGACGCGGATGCCGATGATGGGGCGGCGTGGTCCTGGTCGGGGGCTCACTCAGCGTGGCCGATGGGTGGGCGGTGGAGGACGCCGGGCCACGGGGCAGTGGGGTCTTGCGGGTCAGCGGTGTAGTGCCAGGTGTCGTAGCCGTCGCCGAGGACCATGATCACGGGCACTGTGGTGGTGATGGTGAGTCCGTCCCACGGACCTCCGCTGAGTTGCACTGCCCGAGGTTCCATGTGTTCAACACTACGCTTAGTGTCTAACACTTTCCAAGATCACCCCCAGTCGCGCGCTGCCGGGGGGAGAGGTCGTGGGCGGAGCCTGGTGCGTCGGGCGTTGGTGATGCGGGCTCCGCCGCGGTAGTTGCAGGCAGCGCACGCGGCGCGGAGGTTGCTTGGGTGGTCGGTGCCGCCGTGCTGCTTCGGGATGATGTGGTCGACGGTCGTTGCGATGATGGTGCAGCGGGGTCCGCGCATCTGGCAGAGGTGGTGGTCGCGGGCGAGGATGGCGGCGCGGGTGCGTGTCCAGGGTCGGCCGCGGCTGCTGTTGGCGCTCACTGGTGCTGGATCCGGTGGGCGTGGATGTGCGGTGCGGCGTGTACCCGGTACTCGCCAGGACCGAGGCGGTCGACAGCGCAGGTGAAGGTGATGGGCTGGTTGCAGTGTCGGCAGAGCCAGACGACGCGGGTCGTCATAACGGGGACCGCTGGAGTGGGATCTGCTCGACCTCGGTGATGAGATCGTTGAGTCGGTCGTGGTCGATCTCGACGCTGATCTCGTCGCCCTCGCTGGCGGCTGCTCTGGCATCGGCGACGACCTCGAGCATCTCGGCCCAGACTTCGGGGCGGGTTCTCATGTCCGGTCGTTCTCGCGTTCGAGCATGCCAAGGAGGCCGCCGATGGTGCCGGCGGCTCCGACGAGGACGCACCAGGCGAGGCCGATGCGGCGGAGTGTGCGGCGGGTTTGGAGGCGGCGCGCGGTGAGGTCCATGACCGGGACCTCCTCCGGTGACTTCCAGCCTTAGATCAGCGAGAGTCCTACGCGTCTGCGCATGTCGTTGACCACGGCCATGACCTCAGCCGTGGGGTGGTAGTACTCGCGGCCCCGAGCGAGCGAGGCCGCGAGTACTACGTGGAGTTCCTTCTCATCCTCGAGCGTGCCAGGCGTCACGGCGAGGATCCGCTGCCATCCCTTGCCGAACGACCGCTTCCGGGCAGCGAGGTCCTCGGTCCATCCGATCTTGATGCACCCGTCGTCGAGGCGGATGCAGTAGATGACGGGTGGCAGGTCCCCACACAGTTCCGTGATGCTCGGCGAGCGAGCCTCGTCCCATCCTCGGACGTAGTGAGGACGGTTACCTTTGACCGGCATGGTCGAAGACTCCTCTGCGGAGACTCGCAGAATGTGGCTCGCTGCGAGGAGTTCCGGGCACGGTTAGGTAGCCGCGGAATCACCGTGACAGACACAGACCTGAGTGTCAATGGTCATCGTGGGTGTGTCGTCACGAGGCGAGGTCGCTGAGGTACCCGGCGATCTGGTCGACGCGGTTGCGGTGGATGTTCCCCGCGTGACGGTCGTACCTCTTTGTGGTCGCTGTGCTGACGTGGCCGAGGATCTCGGCGAGGTTCTCGTAGTCGAGGCCGCTGGCTTTCCCGGTGGTGACGACGGAGCGGCGGAGGCTGTGGTTGCTGATATCTGCGTTGACGCCGGCGGCTTTGGCGAGGCGCTTGACCATGGCGTCGCCGTTGACGCGGTTCATCCGGTGCCCGTGCTGGTTGAGCAGGATCGGGCCCTCCGTGCGTCCTCCGATCGCGGCCTCGATCGGTCCCATCGCCGGGACTGGGACCTTGACGGTGCGGGCCTTTCCGCCCTTGCCGATGAACCGCAGGATCCGGTAGCCGCCGTCGAGCTGGTAGCTGCCGACGTCGAGGCTGCAGGCTTCGGCGATCCGCATGCCGCACAGGCCGAGGAGCACGATGTACGCCTGCTCCATGACGGTTCCGTGCTCGGCGACGTACCGGAGGAGCGCGGCGTGGTCGAGCGGTCGGAGGAAGGTGCATCGCTGCTTGGCGTGGTCGACCTTCGGGCGGTCGATGAACTCGCCGGGGTTGTGCTCGATGAGGCGCTGACGTCGCGCAGTCTTGTACATGCCGCAGACGGTGCCGATCCTCCGGTTGATCGTGGACTCTGACCAGCGGTCTTCTTCCTGCATCCACCGGACGTAGAGCTCGAGGTGGGGTTCTTCGGCGGTGAGGGGGTTGAGGCGGACGTGGGCGCACCAGCCGAGGTAGTGCCTGAGGTCTTGCTGGTAGGCGCGGAGGGTGGCGCCGCGGTACTTGGCGAGGTAGCCCATGACCATGCGTTCGGTGGGGTCCATCAGGGCCAGGTCGTTGGGTCGTGCGGTCTCGATCTGTAGCGTGCTCACGGGTCGATCTCCTTGGTACGAGGGGGATTGATCAAGGCCCTCGTGAGCGCGCCAACGCTCGCGGGGGCCGTCTTGCGGGTCAGTTCAGTGAGGCATCACCGGGCCTTTCGTAGCTGGTCGTTCATAGCGGGATCAGTCACTGCCGACCTCGGGGTGCGGATAACCGAGCACCTCCCGCTCCCGGCGCGTCAGTCGGGTGCGGATCAACTCCTCCTCGGTGTCAGCCTCGTACCAGTCGGCTCCGGCCTGACAGTCCCACCCGGTCGTGTCACACCAGCCGGTGAGCGCCCCGAAGCGACCGTCCACGAGCGTGAAAGTCGCCGCGATGTCGACGCTCCCGTAGCCCTCGGGGGACTCGCCCCAGGAGCGCAGTACGGACGCGACTCGCTCCGGGTCAGCCTTGGCGATGGCGAAGGCTTCGGCCCAGTCGTACTCGTCAACACCCTTGTCGGTGGGCATGTCCTCGGTCTTCACGGCTTGATGGTCCCTTCGTTGTCCAGGGAATAGGGGTCGTTCTCACCATGCTTCTGAGCGTGCGGCGGGTATCCGCCAGCCGGGTCGGTCAGGTCGACGAGGGACAGCCACGTCCAGCCGAGCAGGAGCAGCTCCTGGATCGACTTCCCGTGCTTCGCGGCGTCGGCGGCGAGCTGCTCGTACTGCTCGGGCGTGACGCGGACGCCGATCTGCTTCGTGGCTCGGCGCGACTCCGATCTTGCGGGTGCGGTCATCGTTCCTCCTTCTCGTTCGCGCGCCGGGTCAGCCGGGCGAGCTGATCGGCCTTGATCTGCTGCTCGTCCCACCACACCTCGACGCTGGCGAGGGCAGCGTCCATGGCTGGCCCCCAGATCGAGCAGTCCCACGTCCCGTCACCTCGGTCGCGCATCGGCTCGCCGCAGTCCGGGCAACACGGCTTCCCGTTCTCCACCCTGACCGGGATCTTCGCTCCCCACTTCACGGCCTTGCTGAAGTCCGTCACTGGACCTCCCGCACGCGCACGTGGAAGGCCGCCATATCAGGGTCGCTGACGCGCTCCCGGGCGTACTCGGCGATGTCATGCAGGATGGCGAACTGCTCGGGCGTCACGTCCCTGGTCGCCACTTGACCGTTGAGCGTGATCGTCACGGGGATCTTCATGGCCCCGCCTTGGAAGGGTCGTTATGCAGGGCGGCGAGAAACTCCAGGACCGCCGCCTCCTCGCTCTCCGTGATCGGTCGTGGGAGCGGCAGCACGGCCTCGTTCCAGTGGGTCGCGTCACCGGCCCCGGCGTACTCCCGCATCCCCATGCCGAGCGGGTTGCGAGGGCCGTCGTACTTCTCGTTGGCCTGCGTCATGCGCTGGATCTGGTAGTCGATGGGCAGGCCGGTGGCGGTCATCAGGTAGCGCCCGACGCTCATGCAGACGAGTCCCCATAGGGCGCGACCTGGGACTTTGTCTGACGGGTGGTGCCGGTCGATCTCGCCGTCGTCGCGGAGCAGCCCTGGCCCGAACAGCCGATCGAACTCCCGGTCGGGCAGGATCGTCCGCACGTCCACGTCGCGGTAGTCGCCGCCCGTGAATGCGGTGCCGACGAGGTACGTCCCGCCAAAGGCGTCCCAGATCGGCTCGCAGGCGTGGTCGAGAACGTCGAGTTGGAGCGTCGTCAGGGAGCACTTGCCACGCCTCGTAACCGATGTAGAAGGCGACTTCTGAGCGTCAGTCATCACGCTTCTCCTCTGTCCACCACAGGACGGCGAGCCAGCTACACCCGGCCAGCGAGCCGAGAAGGAACAAGCTCCAGAACGGAGCGGCATGTCGCTCTGCTGCCGCAGTCAGGTTCGACAAGGCGATGAGCGTTCCCAGCAGGGAGAGCCAGCGGAAGACACGTCGCCGGAGCCGAGATGTCACTGCCCATCACCGGCCTTACCGACAGGGTCGGCATCGGAAACGATGGTCAGTCGGTTGGACGCTTCAGGGCAGGGCTGTCCATCGAACATCGACCCGCCACAGAGTGCGCAGCCGTCGAGCGCGCCGTCTTCATCGACGGCCCAGACGTGGTCAGCCATGAGCCATGTCCTTCCGGGTGCAGACGTAGCCGAAGGGGCGCTCGCGGAAGCAGACGGCCGAGCAGTAGTTCATGCCGAGCCGCCAACGGTGACGAGGCAGCCACGTGCGGCAGACCACGCAGCGGCGTGGCGTCCAGCGCCATCGCCTACGCATCGGTCTTGCCCTGCGGCGTGTGGGCCGCGCAGCAGCCACCGTTGCGCGAGCCGGGGCAGCCGCACGCCGCGTGACGGCACACGCCATCTACGACGGGTTCGGCAGCGCAAGTCGGATGGAGGTTTCCGCTGCTACCCCTCATCGGGGTACCGCAGTGTCGGCACAGCACGGAAAGCGTAAGTTCGTCTAGCAGTCCAGTCTTGCGGTAAGGCCCATGCTCAGACATCGCGCTCACCGGCCCCTACCTGCTGCCTCAGTCGCTGCGGCGAGGGCAATCCCGTTGTACTGGTGGTCCGCGATGGTCCAAGGCCGTACCTCGCGCTGGACGATCCGCAGCGCGACCTCAGGGACCTCTTGCGACCAGCCTCGGAAGTCAGCCTCGACGGTTCCGATTGAGCAGGGGCCGCTCCCGCAGAACCGCCACTGCTGCCCTTCCAGGCGTTGCAGGTGGTATTCGTACTCGGGCTCAGGGGCGGGTGTATAGGCGTACAACTCGCCGCACTCGTTGCGGGCGAGCACGTCGCCCACGTCCAAGCGCATCCCTCGACAGGTGTTGGGGCCGGTCTTCTGCTCGACCCAGCAGGAGCCGTCCTGGTCGCCCGTAGCTCCGACGGTCTCGCCCTCGCGGAGGAAGGTCAGGTCGAAGGAGCCGTCGTAGTAGAGCCGGTCATCCGACACGGGATCGTCCATTGGGCCGCCCCTGCGAGCAGGCTCAGTCATGGTGTCTCTCCGTCCTGCTGGTAGGGGTGCTTCTGCGCGGTAGACGACGAGCAAGTGATGGACGGTCCGCCCAGCACGCAGCCACACATGCCGTTGCCGCCGTTGGCGGGGTTGCAGGGGCAACGATCGAAGTAGGTAGATCTGGGCGCGGGTGGCGGATCCACCGCCGTCAGCTCGTAGCCGTACTGCCGCGCCAGCCGGCGCAGGATCACCACCGGATCGTCCCGCTTCCCGGCCTCCTTCGCCCGCTCCGCCGCCTCAGCGACCATCTCGGCCATCTGGACACCCAAGGCCCGTTCCTGTGCCGTAGATCCGCACTCGGAGCATCGCTCAGAGATCACCTGCTGCTCGCTCATGAGGCAGCCTTCTTCTGTGCCCGGCGGGCGTCCTCAGTGATCAGGTCCATCACGTCCCCCACCCGGTACAGCGGACGGCCCCGCTCATCCACCGAATGCGCCACCAGCCGGCCCCGCTCAGCCCACTTCCGGATCGTCGCGTCATTCACCGGCCTGCCGAGGTTGCTCAACGCCTGCGACAACCGCGCCGCATAGTCCAGCTGGTCCTCCACCGCCTTCAGCAGCCAGTCCCGCCGATCCGCGTACTCCTGACGGCTCCCGCACGTGTCGCAGACGACATGGGTCGCCTTGCTCGACCGGCCGAACAGGCTCCCCGTGCACGGCGGTGAGCCCGGGACCGGGGTCTCGACACACGCGGCGCTGTCCTGCTCATGGTCATGCTCGAGCTGGCAGGCGAAGTCGACCGCTCCGCACGGCCCGGCGAACAGCCGCTCTGGAGGGAGGTCGATCGCCCGGCGGAGACCATGGATGGCGTATTCGATCTCCCGCTGGATGTCGGCGGCGTTCTCCCGATGCCGGAGCCACTCGACGTGGTTCAGCAGGAACTGGCTCAGCGACGCGACGTCCTGACGTGGAGCCCGGACGCCTCGGATCTCGCTGACGATGGCACAGTGCCCCGACAGAACCTCACGGAGCTCCCGACGGCGCAGGACGGCCCGGTCGCTGTAGGGCAGGGGCCGATCTTCCTCAGCGACGTGCAAGACGATCCCGACACCGGCCGACTTCGCCATCCTGGACTGCCGCAGGTGGCTCGTTTCGACCTCCTCAGCGAGGGACGCGACATCGCCGAGGTTGCGGGCGAGGCCGCGGGCGCAGCGTTGGCAGACGTAGGCGTTGTCCCCGACCTCGAGCGCGCAGATCTGGCACTCCGGGTTGCGGCTCATCGTGTCTCCTTGCAGACGTGGACGGGTTGGCAGACAGCGCAGTGGGTCTGGCCGCACTGGTGGCACCTGACGGGGCCGATGGCGTGCTTGCACAGCTCCCGGCTCATCTCCCGGAGACGGCGGGCAGCGCGGCGCTCGAACGCGTCCATCACTGCCCATCCCACGAGTGGCGGAGGAAGCCGAGCTCGTACCAGACGGGGTCCTCAAGATGGATCAGGTCGTGATGCATGCGGCAGACGGCGCGGCAGTTGCTCTCGTCGAGGATCGACCCGCCACGGGC